CTCGGTATCCCCCACAACAAACGATTTATTCTTGTCTGTCCACCCAAATTGTGAACGCATAATTTCTGCTCCTTCTTTGTATTGCATCTCTTTAACAGACCGCACTATGTATCCCATGATGGAATCCATTTGTTTTTTTAGCGCGATCACACCAAACCACGCCAACTTTTCCCGTAACTTATCGGCAGTAAGTAGGTCAACCGCCGATAGCGCAAACTCTTTCACTCCGTCTTTCGGCGTATGCAAACGCATCCAAATAACTTCGCCGCTCTGTGGGTCTTTCAATCGCTTGACCACGTACAGGTCATGCTCATAAATCATCACCGCATCTTCGTCGCTCTCGTCCTCAGACTTGCGATATACGCCGCCGTTCTTGCCACGAAAGTATGGAAAGGGGTACTCAGGAATCTTGTAGGTAACAGGCTTAGCCGCTTCGGTTACGTACTGAACAGTGTTGTCGGCTTCGGTTGCTTCTGCTACTTCCGCGCCAAGCACAATAGGTGAATTGATCTTGCCCTTATGGATGCAACCATCACAACCACTAGGGTAAACGCCCTCAAACTTCTCACACGTATAGGGCCCCTTGATCTTTATAACTTTCTCTATCGTGCTATCAGGAGTGTAGTCAGGGTGCTTGCGAGAAATGTCATGGATAGCCGTGTCCTTGTCTACGCAGAACGCAGGGATTGACAGTGCGGCTCTCCAACGTGGCTCTTCTAAACTATCTTGTTCTTCTATAGCTCTCGCCAACTGCATACAGCCTGTGCCGTTTACATTCTTGTCTACGATGATGCTGAAACGAAATTGCTTGTTGCCCATCAAGGCGCGAGTCATCTCGTTAGCGTATGTCGGCAAGTGTTCGGGTACGTCGTCGATTGCACCAAGCTTAGCTTTGAACTCTTCAAAGTCGATAGGTGTGCCTACGCTTTTTAACGTAACCGCTAGTGGCGGGTCTTCTTTGTGGTTCAGTGTATCAGGGACACGTAGTATCGACGCCGCATCTGCCGTTCTAGCAGGGTCGGCTTCTAAACCTTTCTCATGGCACAACGCTTTAAGGCGCATAGCCACTGGCCTCCACTGTGCTCTTGATACATCAGCAGTAAGACCCCAGTACACATGAAGGCCACGGCCAGAGTCGACAATCGTCGGCCTTGGTAATCCAACCTCCATGCAAAACTTCTTAAGCGCGGCTAAGCCGTCACCTTGAGTAGCGTATGGTTTGTTAACCCCACAATCTATATCGAGCCAAAATGCTCGTATAGCCTTTACGTTATCCGTCGTCCTCGTCTTGTCTGTCTCGTACTTAGCACAACCAAAATACGCATCGTATCCCTTGGCTAGTAAGTCTTCTATTTCTACGTCAGCTTCACTCAACCCCTGCACAAACGTTTGTCTTGGAAGTCCAGTCTTTTTAAGACCGACAATACAATACCATCCTTCTGTGGAGAGCACCGCTGACAACAAATCTGCTCTTGTCATAGCCGCCTCTGCACCGCGATAAAAATAGCGTCTGAGGAGCGCGGCATGCCCCACAGACGCTTTAAGTTACATGCCTACTTTGGCTTGGACGATTTTTGTGATTTTCTCGTTGTGAATCTTTCGGGGTATCCACTCGCCAACAAACCATTTGTATATGGTCATGCGGCTTACCCCAAAGTATTCAGCAACCTCACGTACAGGTATGTCCTTCTCAATGCAAAAGCGACCCAGCTTTACACCGGGGCTTTTAGCATTGGCTACCTTGTTAGCACGAACGATTCGTAATGTGTAACCACGTGTGTCCATCATTACTCATCGTCTGTCCAAGTGTTCAGCACATCCACAAAGTCTTTCTTTGCGGTTGGCTCAGCGGCTTTCTTGGATACTCGTTTAGTAGGTTCAGCAACTTCTTCAGCTACCTCGGCTACCACGGCTTTAGCAACAGGTGCAGTCTGTGCTTTAGGTTTAGCGCCATCAGTAGCGGCAGGGGTCTGCGTTACTGCTGAACGTGCGGCAGGGCTATCGCCCTTCTCTTTGGCGGTGAGCCACTCTTGCTCTGACAAATAGCGCACTGGTTTGAACGTCAGCTTGGGGGTATCGCTGTCGCTGTCCATACGCATCTCTGTTACCAAAGTATTGATGCTCTTGCCTTGAGCACCAACATATTTGGCGTACTGTTGGAACGGCATCTTATCCAAATCACCACGACCAAAGATAGACTTTGCGGGTAACACCAACTGAAAGATTTCTCCATCCACATCGTCGGCTAACAACACTGCCAAGCGTTGCTGATAACGGCATGCGCGTGAGTCGCCCTGACCGGAGCCCTTGATGTTCTGTGAGCAACCTTCGCATGTCTTGTTCTGTGGAAACTCGAGGCTTGCATCAGGCTTATCGCCATCGTTACTCCAACAGTCAGGTGAAGTTGTTTCTCCGGGTACGTATTTACCCGCATAGAACGAGCGCGATACTTTAGCGGCACCGTTAATAATAACGATGTTCATTGCACGGCTCTCATTCTTAGAGATTTCTTCTCCGTTAACCATCATGCGGAACACACTGCCACGAATGGAAATGCGCTTAAGTCCGGTGTTACCTGCCAATGCTTTGGTGAGGTCATCTTGCCCCGCTTTCTTCAGATATGCGGGAACGTCTTGTTGAAACAAAGCAATGTCATTGCTCATAATTTATCTCCTAGTTAAAAATTTACTTACGACGAATGGTGATTTCATATTCACTATCAATATTGAGTCCGGGTGGATGCACATTAGGATTGGCATCTATGAACTCTTTAATGTTAGTTTGATGAATACGCTTCTCAAGCAGTTCCATACTTCCTTGCTCTCGCATGAATGTGTAGAAACTTTCCCAGTCATTAGTCCAGTAACGGTTTTTGACTGTGCGATAGGCAATGCCTGTCGGTGTTGAGAAGCTAGTAACGCCCGTCAGCTTTGATAGCTCGACGATCTTGTGCTTGAGAATCTGCATGTCCTCATCAAGCTTGGCTGTATTTTCTTTGAACTCTTGATAGAGTCTGTCACGTTTGTCGCGTATTTTTATGTACGTAGTGACGATCTGTTCTATCGGTACGTCTTCCATATGTGTCCTTAGGTTTATGAATTGGGAGTGCTTATTATACATCCTTTGTTGACTGTGTCAAGAATTAATTTCACTGTTGTACAGATCGATGATCTGAGAATGTAAATCCAACTTTTGCTGAAGCATCTTGTACAGGCTTGCTTCTACTGGACTGCCCTCAATGTGTACCACAGTGACGGGGTTCTTTTGACCTTGTCGGTGTACACGCGCATTGGCTTGCAAGTACGTTTCACTCGACGTGACGGGAGCGTACCATATCACAACGTTGGCCGCAGTTAGGGTAACTCCGTGGGCGGCGGCTTGTGGTTGGATCAATAGCACACGTGGTTCAACGTCTTCTTGAAACCTTTTGAATATATCTGTGCGCTTTGTAACACTAACGTTGCCGTTAATGATCTCGGCACTGATGCCTTGCTTCGTCAAATATTCTTTGAGCATTTCCAACGTGTGCGTGAACGGCACAAATACCAGCACCTTGTGCGACGCTTCGTTGATAACCTCAGTAACAGCGTTAAGTCGATCCGAGACATCGAACTCAATCACGTTCTTGGTGTCAGTGTACACAGCACCGCAAGCAATCTGTAGTAGCTTATTAAGATTAGCCGCCGCATTTACCGCTGAGACTTCTTCCCCTGCGGCCTCGATCAGCATATCTTTTTTAAGCTGCTTGTAGTATTTCAGTTGTTGTGCTGACAGAGGGGCAAAGCGCGATGTATGCGTGACGTCTGGAAGGTCTAAGCAGTCCTTTTTCTCAAACCTAATAGCAGGTTGCAGTAGCTCATGCACAGCGGCAACGGCGTTCGGTTTTGGAATCCATTTAAACCGCGTCAACTGGTACATCACCATGTCCCTGTAAGTACTATATAGAGTCGGTGCTCTTGCAGGTATGCAGAGCTTAGCCAAACCATACGCATCTAGCGGAGACTGTGCGGCAGGTGTGCCTGTCATCATCCATAGCCATTTATCGTGGGACACAATTTTACGCATGACTTTGAATCGTTCAGTGCGGGAGTTCTTGTATGCGTTGGCTTCGTCAATAATGATTAGGTCAAAGCCACCATTGATGATCTCGTCCTCGACAATCTTTACGCCGTCGTAGTTAATGATTACGAAGTCAGCCAATCCGTTAATGATGGCCTTGCGTTTATTACGTTCACCATAGGCAACGTCAACAGTTCGGTGAACTGCAAACTTAAACAAGTCGGCTTGCCATGCGGCTTGCATAATAGACAGGGGGCATACAACAAGAACGCGCTTAACTGCACCTTGCGTCAAAAGATAATCTGCCGCCCAAATTGCTGATGCTGTCTTACCAGTACCTTGTTCATTAAAACAAAATGCTCGGGTATTGAGCGTAAGGAATGATGCTGTTTCCTTTTGGTGAGCCATTGGTTTAAAGATGCCGGGCCAGTTGTAGTCTCTGTCGATGGGTGATGGTACGTTCTTAACGCCAAGCCTTCGCAGAGTTTGTGCTTCTTGCAACCCCCAAAACACAGCAACTTCAGTGACGCCATCTTCGTGGCTTAGCTCAGTGCTTTTCTTTATCGTAGTAGTGATTCGACCCGGGTCACGTGTACGTAACACCAGTACTTTATTGTCAATAATTTGCATGCTATACGTTACGCTTTAATGAGTGGTCTGAGTTGCGTGGAAATCCTCTGTTGTCGTTGTCGTCCACAACCCTGAGGTTACTTCGTACTGTCTTACCACCTTTGCTTAGTGGCTTCTTGTGGTCAACTTCTTTGCCGTCACCTTTATGCACAAGCCCTGCTTTCTCCATTATTGCTCGGGCTTTGTTTCGTGCGGCACGTTTCTTTTTAACGGCGGGTGTGCCGTCGTACATTTCGTATTCCTTTTT